TAGATTCATTTGTACCTTTAGATTGATAAAAGGATTGTGCTTCCTTTATAAAATTTCCTGCATTCAATGATTTGTCAAAATCAACATTTTCCAATCCAGGAGTGAATGTATATCTTAATTTTTTATAAAATTCTCTGAGAAATAAAGAACTTAAGTTCTTAATATCTTTATTTGCAATATGTGATTCTTTTGATGAATCTGAAAATATAAGCTCTTCTTGATTTAAATCACTATGATATGAGGTTATACCACTAAATCCACGTTTACAACCAGTAAATGTGGTAGAGGTTATTCCAGTGTATGTAATTATCTCATTATCAATCTTTAATAATCCATATTCTGATGGAAAACCTTTTGTACTATTAACAGTAATAGTAGTATCTGTAGAATTAATATCAGATTCAAGAGTAGTATTATCTACAATAACTTCAGGTATTAAATTATCAACCTTTAAATATTGATCTAAATTTTCTGCAATGTCAACAGGACCACCTTGATATTCTTGAGAAGTATAATACTGCTTTAAAAAATCTATAGATTTTGGACTTTCATCCAAAATAAATTCAGGTAATTGGTTATTAATTATCTGTTGAATCTTTATTCTAGATTCAAATCCAGTTTGTATCATATTACTGTCTTATTAAATTCCCATTTAGATAACTTGATGTATAATAATCTCTAGAGAATACTACTCCAGATATTTCATCACCAGAAGCAATTACATCCTTAACCATATTTATTGAACTTTTTGAAATGCTAAAATTCAAATATAAATCTTTTAATCCAATAATATCATTAGAATCTGGGAATGCCTGTATTTCTATGATATTATTAGGTTTATCAGTAGATGTGATGTTTACAGTATTCAATAAAATCTCACCTTTAATATAATCTATTGTCCCTGCAGACTTAACTACAACTCTTACAGATTCATTACTAATTGGTTTAACTATTGATATCACTCCAGTTTTTTTATTTTCATTTGGAGTATCTGTTAGATATACAGTATCACTTTCAGTGGATATATTAAATCCTGTTGATTTAATATTATATCCATCACTTTTAACATAGAACTTATTACCAAAACAAAGTTCATATTGTCCAAATTGATTTATTAATGCTCTCAAATCTCTTCTAATTCTTATTCTACTAATATTAGAAGTTATAGCACTATCAGTATTATCAATTACTTGTTGAACTTTACTATATTTAAATCTACCACCAAAAGCATTCAGATCTATAGAATTAGAATAAGTTGTTAACGAATCAATAACACGTGTTTTTAATGATTCTGAAGTAGATATTTTTGCAGAATCATAATAAACAGAAGAATCCATTTCTACATATAGTATTTTAAGATCTACTATTTTTTGATTTATACCAGATATAGAATATTGTTTCAATTGTGATAAAATTCTAGATTTATTAAAATCAGAAACAAAAGTTCCATTTTTAGGTTTAATACTTATAGAAACAGTTCCATATTCTGGTGGATCTAATTCTTCCCCACCAACAACTGATACCGTGTCTGTATCTGGGTAAATATTCTTGATAATTGCCTCATAATCACGGGCTGTAACTGCTCTACTCTGTGCAGAATAGATCTTAGGTGCAAAATACTTAATAGAGTCAATTGACTCTATCTCACTGCCATTCTGAGACTCCTGAACTGTAGTTATATCAACATTTCCAACATTAAGAATACTTCCATCAGATGATTCTAATCTACCAGAGAAAGCAAAGTTTCTTACTCCATTACCTTCTTTACCAGCAGTTACAATATAATTCGCAGTAATTAAATTTCCATCATCATTTGTTCCAGTTCCTAACTTTTTACCGATTAATCCATCACCAAATAATAGTTGATATTGTTCATCTTGCACTTCTTGAAGAAGATAAATCCTAGAAGTAGATCCTACATTAACAATATTATCTGCAACAGAATATTCTATACCTAATCCATCTTCATCTTCTTTTTTAATATACACATTAATTGTAGAGGTATCAATAAATGCATTTTTAAGAATAAATTTTTGATCTAAAGAACCATCATAATTAAATGTATTTGTTAAAAAAGTTCCTTCATATATTTCTATTGAATTAAATGATGCTACAAAATTACCATTTGATGCTTCTATAAAAGTTTTTGTTATATTTTCAGGAATTGAAAAGATATATCCAGTATTATTAACATTTCCAGTGCATACAAGACCTCTTTGAAGGGTTACAGAGACTGAAGAATTACCTACAGGTCTTATGATATCAAAAGATACTTGTGCCTTTGCTGCCGTTCTAGAGCGTGGTACATAACCAATGTTTCTTGCCAATGAAACTACATTTTCACGAAGTGTTGCTGAGTCTAAAAAGGACTCATTAACAATCATATTTGAGTTAAATGCAGTAATATATGTATTGTATGCTAAAGTGTCAATTAATACCGAAAAATTAGACCCATCAAAGTCAAAATCTGTGAAATCTGAGTTTGCACGAAGATAATCCTTAATGGAAGTCTTTATTTGGTCAAAATCTAAGTTTGCGTATTTAGTAAAAGGCATATTATCTTGTTGCCTCTAAGAGGAATGAATATTCTTGAGTTGGAAACTCTTGTCCGATGATATCAAATAGAACAGTAACATCAAATGCATTTTGATCTGGTGTAGGATCTACTTGAACTTGCACATTATTTACTCTTGGTTCGAAATTATCTATGGCAATTTCAATTTGGCTCTCAATAACTGAAGCAGTACCCACATCTACAAACCCAAACAGACTACCTCTAACCTCAGAACCTAGTAATGAGTTAAAAAATCTTTCAGTTGGTATAGTTTCGACTATATTTCTAACAGATCTACGTATCGCATTCTCATTTTTTAATATAGGTAGATCTTTTGTAATTGGATGGGGTTCAAAAGATAATGAAATGTCTTTAAATGCCCGTGATATTCTTTGAATCGCCATAAACAAAGAGTTTTTCTTTATTTATACGTGATTTTACATAAAAAAAATGCCTCTTTCGAGACACCTTGGTTATTTTCCTTGTCCTCGGTACCTTTTACGAGCCGAGTTACGAGAAGTTGCCCCATATTTGGTATGTTTTCCATTCCCTTGACGAGATTTTTTAGGAGAAGCAAGAATAATCTCAGAACCCCATGAACCTGTTTTTGATTTGACTGCCATTTTTTCCTAGTTTGCCTCTTTTTTAGTTGATTTTGTTACCATTTAGTTTTCTCGGTGAATTTCAGTCTTTAAATCTTGAGGATTTGGAAAACCTGTCTGATAATATTGAATAGACAAGTCTTCCATCCTATCAAAGTATTCCATCTCTGTTAAATCTGAGAACATTAACTTCCCTTCACAATATATCGAATACTTTTCATTCTTCATTAAATAACTCTTGTTTTTTCGTGTCCGACTCGAATTCTTGGATCACACCAGATCTCGAAATCTGCTTCTTTTGCATCAAGACAGAATGAAACATCTTCGCCACACATGTCCTGCACTTCGCCAGATTCGAATACTTGCATCTGTGGAGCAAACCATGGATACTTCATCTTTTCATGTTCGAATACACCATTCTTAATAAGTAACCATCCAAATCCTGTATAATCTACAGTGAATGGTTTGCGACGCTTTGAGATACTCTCTACTGTTTCATGATTCATCACTCCACCATTACTTCTGAAGTCTTCCTCATCTAACCAGTGTGCTACTGATGTTGTTCTGCCATCTTCTGTAGCATACCAACCACCAGCAATGTCTTGATCCATTAATACTAACTGCCAGAACTTCTCTGAATTAAAAACAATATCACTATCAATCCATAATTGATAATCGTATTTTAATTTGCCGTCCCATGGTTTCTGATCTGGTCCTCGCAGTACATTGGCTCCAAGGCACTTGCATCTTGCAAAGTTTACCATGGAAGAATAATCCTGCGAAATTTGGATGCTCGCACCAGATTGTACCAAGTCAAAGCAGAGTTGTACGAAGTTTTTTAAATATGAATATGATACTCCTCTACCTGGTAGGCAAAATACAATGGCCTTTCCTTTCACCATTTCTTTTGCCTTATCATAATCCCATTCTTGGTCTTTCTTTTTCGTTACAGGCGATTTTGCCTTTACTGTAAATCCTTTAGCCATAAGAATAATAAGTTACATTCGAATCATACTCCATTATATAGTATTTGTCAAGTTAATTATCCTGTTCGGTTATGATTACTTCCTTGCCGTCCATTGTCCACCTTAAAGAAGTGTCTTCGAACCATCCCATTTCATTTACGACTGCTTCTGGAATTACTGTATAATATTGCCCAGTTACTGTATCGACTTCTATGGACGTAAAAATTTCACCAGAATTTTTTTGCATTTTTTTAAATTCCACTGTCGATTTTATATAGGGAAAAAAATTTTTATAATAAGAGATACTTATAGCTGCCTTTCGTAACACTTTGTAGGTTAGGGGAGTCATCGGTTTTATATAACGGGGGGGCATCAACGCCCCCCACTGTCTGATTCACGAACGAATGACCTTAACGTGCGACTGCAAATGCCCCGTTGTTAAAATTCGCATAGGCAAATGCCCTGCGATTCACAAGTTTAAAATATCCAAAGCGACTGACCATGACATATCCCTCACCCTGAATCGGTTCGGGGTCACCCATCACGCATGTCTGGAAATCTGACTCATCTTTGCAACTCTGCAACGCTTGCAACTTGATTTCATTTACTGTATGCCAGAATTCAATCAACGACGCATCACATAAACCCGCCCACTCAAACGCATCGGAGTCTATGTCTTTGCCGTCACGGATAAGAGCATTAATGTTGAGTTTGATTTTCTTTGCAGTTCGCTCATCAACAAATTTTACATGCTGTGAAAGTTTCTTTGCATAGTCAACCAAAGTCTCAAGGTCACGGAATGAATCC